GACGATCCAAGACAATCAAGGCAATGACGCATCGGCACAGGCCGATCGGATCAGTCAGTTATTAATCAGGCCGAACGTGATCCAGTCATGGGCGGAGTTTAACTCGCAGATGAAACTATTAAGTCAAGTATTCGGCGAGGTACTGATCCTTCCGGTCGTGCCTGCCGGGTTTGACCGCCTGCAAACGGCCTCGATGTGGGTGATTCCTAACTGGATGTGGAAAGCCGTCAAGACGGGCAAGTTCTTTTTCCAGACCGATATCTCGGAAGTGATTTCACACTACGAGATCAATAACCAAAAAGGTACAAAGATAAACATCTTACCGACTGAAGTTATTCATGTTCGCGACCTTACCGCGCCGGTTACGACCAACAACGAAGAGTTATTCAACGGCCAGTCGCGCTTGTTTCCTCTGAAGTGGCCGATCTGGAATATTCACGCCGCGATGGAAGGGCGCAACGTAATGATGACGCAGCGAGGCGCGATCGGGATAATCACCAACGATACCGAAGATATCGCCGGCTCGATACCGATTGAACCGTCAGAGAAAAAGAACATCGAAGATAATTTTGGCGAGTACGGATTGACGCAGGCACAGTCGCAAGTCATAATCACCAGCGCAAAGCTGAAATGGCAGCCGATGGCGTTCGCGACAAAGGATCTGATGCTGCATGAAGAAACCGCTGAATCGACCATAATGATCGCCGACGCCTTTGACGTGCCGCCGGATCTGCTCGGCGCGGGCAAAGACGATCGAACATACGAAAACGTTACGGCAGCCGAGAAGGGATTGTATCAAAACGCGATTATCCCGGAATCACAGCCGTTTGCTGAATCATTTACGAACTGGTTCTTTCGCGGTCTGGCGTTAAAGTTCGCAATCGCGTTCGATCATTTGGAAGTTTTCAAGAAAGCTAAAAAAGACGAGGCCGACGCGATCAAGTCATTAAACGATGCAATGAAAGTCGCATACGAGCAAAAGATAATCACCAAAGAAGAGTGGCGGATGTTCCTCGAACAATTCACCGGCGAAACATACGGATTTGATGCCGACGATCCGATCGGCACGACCTACGCCGGTGAGCAACCGATAACGCAGTTGCAGCTAACGACGACACCGCCAGAACCAACAAACCGAACCGATGGATAAAAACGAAATACAAGCAAAAAAAGGAATTAGAGCAATTCGATTCAAAGGCGGTGAAGCTCTTACAATGAAAGAAGTCGATCTATCAAAACGTGAAGTTCACATGGTCTTAAATGCGTTCGGCAATCGCGATGACGATGGCGACGTTGTACATAAGGGCGCGTTCGCGAAATCTCTGGCCGAGCGTGGTGTAAACGCAAACACACCGCGAAAGATTGCGTATTTGAAATATCACGATATGCAACAACCGCTCGGCGTATTCAAAGAACTCTTTGAAACCGATCGCGGTCTGGAAGCCGTCGGCGTGATTGACCGGACACAGTTCGGCGACGATACGCTTGTTCAAATCCAATCTGGAACACTCAACCAACACTCGATCGGGTTTGAGTACGTCTGGGATAAGATGGAATATGACGAAGAAGAAGATACTTTTCATATCAAAGAACTTAATCTTTGGGAAGGATCTTTGGTCAAACTCGGCGTAAATGAAAATACACCGATCGTCGAGGTGCGCGGTAAGTTTACAGATGCCGCCGCTGAAATATTCGACGACCTTGAAAAGCATTTGAAATCAATCGAGTATAAATCACAGTTTGACATCCGTAAGATTTTCAGCCGTTTGCTGGCACTTGCCGAGTATGGCGCGAAGCCGTCGAAAGACACTTTGCGAACCGAAAAGCAAGCCGCCGTTGATGTGATCGACTTTGGAAAGATAGCGGAAGTCATAAAGTTTAATCATAAAATCGAACAGAAATGAAAAAGATCATCATGTTTTTAACCGCGTTGATGTTCGTGTGCTTCGTTGCTGATGCGCAACGGGTGTACACGCTCACCGCGTACGCCGATACGTTAACCAACGCCGAAACCGCTAATTATCCGGTTTACAGGGCGGACGGTTCAACCGCTGCGACATTCACAAAAACGCATTATGCAGCCGCGCAAGTTGTCGTTGATCACCTGACAGGATCGAGCGATTCAACTCACGTCCGCTGGCAAGCATCGCTGGATAATACAAACTGGACGACTTTAAGTTCGACCTATCATTTGTACACCGATGACACGCCTACGACTTGGGAAGAGATATCGTTTGGCACTTCTGACGGCGCAGCGGTATGGACACCGACCGCGCTGCTGACCTGGAAATATATGCGGATGCAAGTCCAGCATTATGCGACCGGAACGGTTACCGTAACAGCTTATCTGCAAATCTATTAACGTAAAAACATCTAAGAAAATGAAAAAAGAATTAACAATACCGGAAGGCATTACGCTCAACGAAAACGAGCAAGCGTTAGTGGATGCGTTAAATGCAGAACTGGAAGCCATTAACGAGGCGATCGCCGCACTCGGTTCGACCGAAGGCGACGAAGAAGCCGCTATCACCGAAGAGGACATCGACAAGGCATTGAAGAAATTCAAGGTTGATCTTGACGACGACGATAAATTCAAAGCTCTCAAAACTGCGATGCAAGATCAGGGATTATTGATCAAAGCATTACAGGAATCAACCGCAACGCCGGCCAAACGCAAGACGCTCGGCCAGCAGTTCAAAGATTACATCATTAAAAATCCTGAAGCCATCGAGCAGATGCGCAAGTCGCAAGGTCATTTTGTCATTGACTGCAAGACCGCCGCAACGATTCTCGATTCTACCCACGTTACCGGAACGCTGCCGCAAGCCGAACGCGAACCCGGATTGACTGACGTAGCAGTCGAGCGACGGTTTATTATGGACATAATCGGTACTTCGCCGACATCGAGCAAAACGATCGAGTACATTCAGAAAGCAAACCAAGACGGAACGGTTGCATTTGTAGCCGATACCGAAGCGTTCGCGCTGATCGACTTTGATATGGTCGTATCAAGTTCGGCTGCAAAGGACGTCGGTGCGCATATCAAGGTACATGAAAATATGCTCGACGACCTTGACTTCATGGCCGCCGAAATCGACAAAGAGCTGATGTACCAGATCCGCGTCGCTGCTGACAGTAGCGTATTGACCGGCGACGGTACATCGAACACGCTGACGGGCATCACCGCGTCGGCAGCAGCTTTCTCACTTGCATCGCTGGCCGTCGTTACGCCGACGATCTGGGATGCCATCGAAGCAGCTCTGGCACAGGTCAGGATCACCGGACTTGACGAACCCAATTTTATCGCCATGCACCCGGCCAACTATTCGAATGCGCTTGCCGCAAAAGGATCTGACGGCCACTATGCAGGCCATCCTTCATTGTCGCCTGACGGCACTCGGTTTGCAGGCATCCCGATTTCGCTGACTACGCAGATTACCGCCGGCCAGTTACTTGTCGGCAACAAGATGCACTCGAACATCAAGATCCTTCAGGACATCGAGCTGGCAATCGGTTATAATCTGACCGGCGAATTTGTCAAACGTCATGTAACGGTACGCGGCGGAATGCGCCTGAACCATTACATTAAATCGAACTTCAATAATTCGTTCTGCTATGATGCTATCGACGATATCATCGCAGCGATCGAGGTGAGTTAAGAGCAATTATTCACTAACACTTCCAATATCATGCCAACATTAAAAGAAGCAGAAAAAGACCCTAACATGACGGTGATCCATACCATGAAAACCGTTCCTGTTAAAGCGACCGACAAGCACCCGGCCGTCCGGCGGCTTGGCGACAAACCCGATCCGAAGTTAAAAGAGAAGGTCAAAAAGCGTCAAGTACCCGAGCATATGGTTGCGCACCTGGTCGCAAAAGGAATGATCGAAGATCCAAAAAAGAAAGCAACGCCAAAACAGGCGGAAAAATAGATCGAAGCGATGGCAACAATGAAACCGCGTCTAACGAATGAATACTTTGTCGGTGAGATTCTTATTCTGAACCTGACGGGCGACGGTGATCCGGTCGATGCAAACCAGACGGATTTGAGGTACTATTTTACGGTATATGAAATCCGGTATCTGAAACTTTTGCTCGGCTACGATTACGATCGCGCACAGGACGGCGAGGATTTGTTCACCGAGTTCAATGACGCGCTTGTTGCTGCTGATAATGATTATGATAGTCTTTCGTCTAAATGGCAAGATTTGCACGATCAAATCTACCCGTTAAAGACTGACGACAATCCGTTCTATGTTTCGCCGGCCGCTTATTATGTCTATTTTTTCTATACTCGACAAAATGTCAAGATCAAAACTACGACCGGTAACGCGACACCAGTTTTTGAAAATGCCGTTGCAAGCGAATCCGTTAATACTTTGGTTTTCGCTTGGAATCGCATGGCCGAACTTTCTGACGACATCTCGGAGTGGCTGCTGGATAACGTATCAACCTATGATACCTATGTGGCGGCCACGCCGAATTTATTAACACCGATAAACCGATTTGGAATCTGATGCTGGAAAAAACTCCATACATCGTTGATATGTTCGAGCGCATCGTTGCTGATGTCAATACGAATTTCGACGACGCAAATGTGCGATACGAGTTTGGCAAACTGCTGGAAATCACGCAAACCGTCAACGCATTATCAAAGGTGCAAGCGACGGCCGCGACCAGTTTTCCACTGATTGCCCTGCTGATGGATTTCGAAGAGGAAAAAGGATCTCGATTAGGTATCGAATCAAAGGTTAAATTAAACCTGATTATCGTCGCACGAACTAAGGCGAGTTACACCGCCGCCGAGCGATACAAGTTCACGCTGAAGCCGATCCTATATCCGTTATATGAATTACTGATGTCGTCGATCGCCGATAGCTGCTACTTTGCCGGAATCAGTACGGAAAATCCGCCAAAGCATAAAAAGATTGATTCGCCGTACTATGGCAAATCGGGAACGTATGCCAATACCGCCAATATCTTCAACGACTTTGTTGATGCGGTTGCGGTTACGGATCTCGAACTGGAAGTGTATAAGCAACATTGCAGACCAACAATTTATATGTCAAAATCTTAAAAAACCCAAATAAAAATGACAGTATTATCAGATCCGATTTGCACCGATAGGTACGGGAACACAGGAATACCAAACTGTACGATTGACCCGAAAGAAATCGTCGGCGCATTTCTATTGCCAGAGGGCAAAGTATTCACGGCGGCGAACGTGCTGACCGCTTCGGCGTTCATTACCGAGCTGCAAACCTTGATGACGAAAGAGGCATCAAGCGAGCGAGCTTTTCCGATATTCCTGTTTGAGGCGTTGACCGACAACTCAGAGGACATCGTAAAAACCACGCTCGGCTACGGAAACACCGTCGTTACGCGCGACGGTAAATATAATTGGGCGTTCCAGTTTGTAAAAGGCGGAATGATGTATTCGAAATCATTGCGTAAATTCAACTACGCCCGCGATCGCAAAGTATTGTTTATCGACAAGGAAAATGTCGTATACGGCGTTGATGCCGGAAGTGGCACAATGCGCGGCTTTGCGCTGGATTACATTCACACCAAACCATTGAAGTTGAACGACGGCGCGGCGCAGGCACAATACATGATCGAGTTTGCGTTGACCGACGCGGCCGAACTTAACGACGAAGTTGTTTTCGTTGATCTTCAGACCGATGCGCAGGCTTCGTTTCCTGGAATCCTTGACGTTGAGCTGCTGAACATCGCAGACGCAGCCGCGACAATCGATATCAAAGTTCAGACCTTGTACGGCAAGGTTAACCTGGGCGATGAATATTCGACCGAGATCGCAGCCGCAGCCGCATGGCTGGTCACGAAAGCCGGTACGCCGGTCGTACCTGATTCAGTAGCATGGCAGGCGACGACCGAAGATTTTCGGATCACGCTGACCACGCCGACGGGTGCACATATCTTTTCGCTTGAAGACCCGGCAACGCTTGACGGGTTGTCGATAGGCGGTGCGCCTGATGCTTCGTTCGAGAGTGATACGATAACACATACATTCTAAACAGATGAATACCTCAACGATAATGAAAGGCAATGTCGGCTGGACGGCCGGCTTTGTCCTTTCGTTTGCCGACGAAAAGGCATTCATTGACGCGCAGATGCAGGCGGGTTATTACGAGAATCTACCCGATGACCAGCGCAAACGTGATCTGCGATATGTTTATCGCGAAGCTCGAAAGCTCGTGCCGAAGGAAAAGCCAAAGGCGAAATCGAAATGATAAAACCGATGCGTCATGGCAGACAAAGAACCGAACGGCTGGAATGAACACAAACGGCTGGTTATTCATCGGCTTGATGAACTATCAAAGTCATCCGGCGAGGCGAACACAAAGCTCGATCGCCTGACCAAAAAAGTAACTATACTCGAAACGAAAGCGATCATATTCGGCGGTATTGCCGCGCTGATTGTTTCGGCGGCGGTTCAAATATTTATAAAGTTTGCGCAATGAAGATCAGCGAACATTTCCGCGCCGAAGAGTTCATCCCGCCGCCGGTATTCGATCGGTACGGTGAACGCTCGATATGGTTCATCGACGAACGCATTGTACTGGCCGCCGAATGGCTGCGACGATATACCGGACGGCCGATGACCGTCAATAACTATCACGCAGGCGGAACACGACGCGCATCCGGCTATCGGCTGAAGCCGATCGGCTCGGCTACGATGTCGCAGCATCTTTTTGGCCGCGCGTTTGATTCGCTGACCGAAGGCATGACGGCGGAAGAGATGCGCCAGATCGTGCGCG